TAAATGAATCTGAATAGAATTACCCTGTCCCTGAAAGTAAACCGAGTGCCATAACAAAGACTGCGACGCTTCAAGTGGTACCAAGTCATAAGGGAATGTTTCTAATACATTCGTACCCAACCAAGCACCACTCTGCTCACCGTATTCTATCATGTCTAGATTAGACTGCGACGGATTATAATTAACACTAATCTCGCCAGAGACGGTCTTTTTTACAGCAAAGGTAATCTTGTGAAGGTTAACGTTAAATCCTTGCTTAGAATAAGGATTCCATGCAGTAGACTTGATACTAACCCTAGAAACTCTAGCCAATGTTGCACCGCCAGCGTAAGCAGCAAGGTCAATGCCCTCCAATATTATCGTGTCAACAGTTGGTGTGTCATAGACCCGATATATTATATCCTGGACTTCAACTCCACTATTATATAAGCGTACATAATCATTAGTAGATAAATTGTGGTCAATAACTGTAAGTGTTTCACCATCCACCTTAGATACCTGTAAAACCGAAGCATTAGAATTAGAGCCATGATCCATTGTAAATACAAAACCCTGTTGGTTGCCAGCAAGTACCTGTCTGTGATTAGCTATCCTCGTACCCGAACCCCATGTATTAGTATCATCTTCCCAAGTTCGATAATCATCTTCCCAAGTAGCAGAAAGAGTCTGCTCAAAATACCCAAAACAGGTGATGCTATCATCAAAAGTAGCCCACGACTGGTTCTCATAGTTATAAACCAATAAAGTATCCGGGTAACTACTAACATCATTCATTTTTTGGTTAGGAATAGACCAGTAAAATAACTCCTCAAAATAATCTTTAATCCCATACACCCTTTTTACAGCATCAGATATGTTTAAAAATGTAAAAATCTCATCTGGTATCTTATTGTCCGCACGAGTAACCGTTACCCCATTGCATGAATGTACACCCGTTGAACCTATAGCTAAACATCCACTCTCAAATGGAACAGAGCCAAATGTAGCCGTAGCCCCAAGGTCACTGCTTAACTTCTGCCAAATAAACGGTAAAGACTCATTTCCAGTATAAACAAGCTCGTATGTCGATCTCTCAAAGTAAACTATCATCCTGTCTTTAACATACTGAACCGATATGATCTCTTGTTCTGTAGGTGCGTCAATCCACCCACCGCCTATATAACCAGTTTGTTTAGCTACTAACCAACCATAAGCGCTTAATGGTCCATTAACAGATGAATACCTAACCCTGTTCTTAAACGACTTATATGCTGTTCCTGCCAAGTAATACTCATAAGTGTCAAACAGTAACAACCTAGACTTAAACGGCTTAACTATCTTGGCTGTGATAACAGTGTTTTCCGGTGCTGCACCAGCTGTATAGAACTTAGGCCTAAATACAGCCCATGTAATACCATCAAGTGTGTAATACATAGAATCAGAATTGGCTTCATTTTTATAGAAATTAGTAGCAAAGAGAGCTGTGTCCTCTATCTTTACCCCACTAAAGTTAGTGCTAGAAAAGTAATCAAGCGTATCAGCTTTATAGATCTGAGCGCCAACCCTTCCCCATCCAGCCGACGTGTACCTATAAACAAATCTAGTATCAAAAGCTATAGCCGAATGATTATTTATAGAACCGGCCTCGTATAGAGTAAGTCCCATGACCGGCTCAGATGGATACCAGTAAACTTTGGTAGCTGCTGTCGCTCCAACAAAAACAAAGGCCCCAGTATCAGTATCATATGTGTGAGTAGTAGCGGCTCCAGTAGTCAACATAGTTACAGGGAGACCTACTTCAGGTACAGTAAATATCTCATCGCTTATAGAAAACATCTGACCAGCTTTTAAAACGGAACCAGCAGGAACCGTATCCGAAATATCACCATTGCCGTCAGTCGTGCCAACATGTACTCTGAGCCTTGATTTTAATTGCCCTAAAAGTAAATCGTCTGCCGCGCCTATATACTTAGAACCAAATCGTTTCTTAATAACACCACGATGAACATAGGCATTCTCTAACTCGTAAAAACTTTCTTCTGGGGTCTGCCATACCGGTAGGTTTTTAACAAGCCCACTGGAAAATGGAGCAATCAAAAACTTTTCAGACACCTTAATCTCCTATGACAAAATATTGAAAGGTTCTTCCGCCTTGATTACTTGCGTTATAAACAATTACCCGTGTCATACTAAAACTCTGATAATAAAAAGCTCCAGAATTACCCGACCGACCTTGTATACACACCTGTACACTATATATATGCGTAAATGGAACAGTTGCATCATAGATTGCTGTAGCGGTAGTATTATCTCCAACCGTTCCCGAACCCCACTTAAACATTATTCCCGATGGAAGTTTAGTATAACCAGTAGCCTCCCTGGTAGCCGTTGTGAAATCAACCCATCCAGCCGTAACCTCAGGGGCAACAGCTTCATCAACTCCAGCCTTTTGTATCCATAACGCAGGAGCAGGTGGAGTAGCCGTGTTGTTCTTGCAATATATTTTAAGTTCAGTAGCTAATGTAGATGGATGAAGAGCTTGTGTAGTAAATGTTGTTTGGATGTGCTTGCCTAACTCATCACCAGTCCCAAATGTTTCATGGTCCTGGGATACTAGCGAACTAATCTGTGAAAAATTTTCCTTGATATCTACTTGTGATTGTTGATACTCGTCCGTTTCTAATGGAATATCTTTGTAAGCCATTATATACCCTTTTTTTAAGCTATACGCCGTAACCTTCTTTAATCGTGTTCTGGATTATGCTCTTATACAAAACATCTTCCCTCTTCTTCTCCATCTCCTGCTCAAGGACATTGGCAGCGTCAAAGTCAGCACGGTCAATCAGCACCTTGCGTGCCGCACCATATGCTATGTATTCCCACCATTGAGACAGATCGGGTAAGTCTGCTGATTCAAGCAACTCAGTAGGACGCTTAAACACTTCTACCTCTACCGAATAGCACTTATCAGGAATAGGTCGCAAATAAAAAGAATCTTCATAAAATAATACCGTATCCGGCCTAGAAGCTTGATAATAATATGACTGGATGTAAACATCGGAACCAGTCTTAGGAGCATCTGAGAATACAATGTCATACTCTCCAGTGACATAGTTAATTTCACCAGCACCATCACCTGAAAAAGAACCTTCACCATCGTCATATACCTTCATATATTCGTCATTTAAATCTATAGACGCACATATAACATTATTAGATAAGACGGGAATTGAACTCAATGTGCCAGTAAAGTTAGTCTCAACGCCATCACCAGTGCCTATAGAACTTTCACATATAGATCTAGGATACTTATTATAAAAATCTGAGCGTGATGAAGTAAAATAACTCAACTCACCAGACACATAAATCGCATTAGACGCGATCTTATACTTGTTCTTAAATTCATATAAAGGGTCGCTAGCATTAGCCGTATTAGTAGAATACACATCAACATAAGGCTCCGTGTAAAACCTTAACACCGTCCTCAAACTACTCAACGACACACTAGTAGGCATGTCATATAAAACAAAAGAATTTACATAAGCGTCAATATCAGTATCTGGTAATTGTGCAGGACTTGGAGTATTGGTAAGACGTCTTATCTTCTTCCTTATACTGTCCAACTTAGATAATTCAGAATCTGGCATTACTAGCTCCTTTCTCCAAAGCTTTATACTAAGTTAGCTCTAACAATCGTGGATGGCTCCAATTCAAGCATTTCTTCTCTACTTAGAACATCTAAGATTCTGAAGGAATAACGCTGTTCATTATCCTCTACATTTACTCTCATTTTATTACCATCTACGTCAGTAAGATCTAATCCATGTCCCTCTTCTCTTTGAATTGTTCCATGTGTATTAAGATGTTTAATATATCCAAAAGGTAACTCCAAAATGTCACCATGCATGACATGCCTCTTTACAACATTGCCCTCATCTATTTTATAGGTAAGCTGCATTTCCTTCAGACCCTGAATCGTATAAGTAAGAAACTGGCCGCGTATCATCTTGTTATTCTTAGCTATGTATTCAGCTACCTTAGTATCCTTCGATCTCTTTAAGTTAATCTTTGCTTCTCTTCTCTTTAAAGAATCAAGTTCTAACTGAGTCAGCTTCAAGGCTTCTTCTTCTACCTGTCTCTCTAACTTAGCCCGCTGTAAGACTAACTCTTCATTAATCTTATCTTCTACTGGTTTTACTACGTTAGCTCTTTTAATAGCTTTATTTATACTCTTTTCCATGCACGAACTCCTTAAAATAAAGGGGGGATAAACCCCCCTTTATTATTACTAACCAGTAACCTTTGCACTGGTTCCGGCTCTCCAATAAATTACATCATCAGCATTTCCAGCAGGTGAAGTTGTCCCTGCAGCAAGAACGAAACCCCTGAAGGAATCATTATCCTTAGACCCTTCAAAACCTAGGGTTGTTGTATCACCGATAGGAATCGCTTCCGCACGAATGAACTCTGCTGTTGCAGCAACTGGGAACTTAAACGCAGTAAATGCAGTTGAATTAATATCTAGAGTGAATGTACCAGCTGAGACCGCAGTTACAGTGCCAACAAGCCCGTGCATTTCAAGCATTCCACAATATGAAGGAACGTTGATACGTACTAAAGCTCCGACAGAATAACCATGCTCTACCGATACCGTTACTACAGCACTTGCAGCTTGAGAAATGTTTGTGATTGTTCTCTTCTTAGGAAAGATGAAATCATAAACTTCTCTGTTAGCAGCTACTAACTTATAAGTACAAGCTCCACTTACAACACCAGGTGCAGTAGCCAACGCATAAGCCATCTTAAATTCAGTATTAAGAGTTAAATCAGATACGGAAAAATCCATACCATGAAGGTTCTTCTGTGCTGACCCAAGGATTCTTACAATAGAACCGTCAGAAACCCCACTGGTGTCACCTGTCTGATAAACAGGCTGTGTTGCATTAGTACCAGAGGCAACCACAACTGCGCCGCCAATAGCCTTATTGTATGTAGTCATCTGGTCGATACCAGCAGTAATAAAGGTTGAAGCCTTGGTATTGTCTGCGGCAGGGTGGTATTCCATAAAGGAACCTGAACCCATTTCGTCCGACCAGTGAAACTCATATCCATAACCATTATTGGTTGCGGCCGCCTGTGTAGAGTTTCTTAGTACCAACCACTGTACTTCAGCACCAATCTTTAAGATCTTATTATTACCGTCAGCCGTAAACTTACCATTTAATTCATTGCTCATCATATTATAATCTCCTATTAAACTAGTTCTGTTGAACGTGTACAAGTTACATTGGCAACGTGCTGGTCAAATAAAAGAGCATGAGCAAATACAGTTGAAATACCATATGAGTACTTATCTTTTAATGCTCCAACGCGTTCAGGTCCAACGATCTCAGCCGTTCTCTTATCCTGTTTGATAAGTGTAGAAGCGTCGGCTCCCATAATCAGATTGTTGTAAACTGTATTATCTAGAGCTGACTTAGCTGTTTCCTTTTTAGCTTGAGTGGTTTGCAGGAATCTTATTCTTGAATAAGCTCCCCATTCTGCTTCTAAAGGTTTGTAACTTGAACCGTACTGATCGAGGGTCTTAAAGTTTGGCATTGCTTCATAATCTGGAATCAAATCAGGATGAAGGATTCCAATGTATGCCTGTGCAACAGGTGCAGTACCGAACTTGTTAGACGCATTGATCTGAGAAGTAATAGGTTTTGCCATGTATCCCACAAGCGTGGAAATAACAGTAGAAAGATCTTTTTCAGATACTTCTGTAGGTCTGTCACCATTCTCTCCAGCTGTACAGGTAATAGATGTAGCCGTAGATAATAGTACATCGCGAGTAAGAATGTCTTCTGTTTCTCTCAAAGCAGAGTTCAATGCACCGGCATGTACTCTAAGTATATCTTCCGGATTCTGATCATTGACCCTTCTAGCGATTAAGAAACGTGTCCCGTAGTAATTTATCTTTGCATTGATAAAGGTCTTTGTAAGAGTCTGTGCAGGACAATCTACTTCAGATTCCGGCAATGGTGTAGGAAACGGCTTAGGACGAGAAAACTTTGGAAATCGTTTAGTATTTCCTGTTCCCATACCCATGGTCGTTTGATTGGAAGCTATGGAAAAAACATAATTTGCTTCTGGGTCCATTAAAACTGTATCTGAAAGATCGGCTTTAATAGATAAAGGAATGTTGTCTAGTGATGTTAAACCAGCCACATTAATCCCCTTAAAATAAAAAAAGAATATTTTTATTAAGGTTGGCGATTTCCTTCGACAATTTAACGCCTGTAGAATGCGAACTCTACGTAACGCTATGGCTTGCGAATTCCATTTAACGCACTAGCATCTTACTATAATAGACCCAGAAAGTTCAACTAAAAATTACATTCTGCCTTTAGCCTCTTCTAGCTGTCTTCTTAACTTGTTTTGATAGTCCCGGCTATTGAGGTCCGCAAACACACTCTTGTTATTAGAAGCTGAATTAGAAACTGTATTAGAAGGCTTGGGTTTAGCTAAGTTCTTTAGTATCGCCTCCTTATTATCAGCAAGATCATTAGCAGCCTGATAGATCTTATGCTTACGTATCGCATTGTAAGCCTTAATGCCCTTTTTATAGATGTCTTGCTCACTTGCTATCTCATCTATAATAAGTGGGTCAAGGCCCTCTAAAACAGAAACATTGTCTTTGCTAACAACATCTTCAAAATCACTGTGCTTACTTACTAATCTTTGACTCGCTTCTCTTATAGCCATCTGATTGAGAAAATGTTGTTGTTGGTTTTGCATAGCAACAATCTGTTTCTTTAACTCAGCATTGCTGTCAACATAATCACCGTCGTCTTCATCTTCCTTAGGCTTACGTTCATTTAAACGTGTTTGAAGAACTGCCTTCTCTGCTAACAGGACTCTGTTCCTTTCCTCTAGCTTCTCCTTGGCCTTGCCTATCATTCTTAGGTTTCTTACCCGTATGTCCTCTTCAGGTGGCTTAGGTGGTTCAGGTGGCTCAACAGGGTGTTCAGGTGACTCAACAGGGT